AGTCCAACAGGTCAGCAATGCAGTCATGCAGCAACGTGCCTTCGTCGGCGTAAGTGCTGCTGGGCTTTGGCGGCATCGCCGCCACCAGTTTCACCGAACCGGGGCAGTTGATCACCCTCTCGGCGGTCGAGCCGCCGACGATGTTACTGTGCTTCAACTGGAGCCTCCTCGGGTTCGTTGCTGAACACGACCTTTGGGTCGTAGGAATAGGTCGAGAGATCGGCCTTGTTGAAGTTGCCTTCTGGGAAGCGTTTCTGCGCCCAGGCCAGCAGGATGTCGTGGATTTCGGTAGTGTCGAGTGTCAGTTTCATGGTTCACTTTCGTTTTTACGGGTGACCGACCCGCTGCGGTTCAAGCCACAATGTTATCATCACCGCAACCCAAGTCAACAACTTTTTTATGCTTGAACGTGACATTGAACGCTATCTGTTGAAACGTGTTGAGGCGTGTGGAGGCCGCGCGTACAAGTTCGTTAGCCCCGGCAGGGCTGGTGTAGCCGACCGAATTGTGTGCCTGCCGAACGGCGAGACATGGTTCGTTGAGGTCAAGACCGAAGGCGGGCGATTGTCTGCCTTGCAAAAAGTTTTTGCCGAAGATATGATGCGCCTCAACCAGCGATACGTTGTTGTCTGGAACAAGGAGCAAGTTGATGAATTTACGGCCATATCAGGAGACAGCGGCTGACTTCCTGTACGGACGCGACCGCGCGATGATCCTTGCGCCTGTGGGCGCGGGCAAGACCGCCATCACCCTAGCGGCGATGCGCGACATGGCCCGCAAGTTCTTGGTCGTCGCCCCGAAACGGGTGGCGGTGTCGGTCTGGCCGACCGAGACAAAGAAATGGGCGCCTAACCTGTCGGTGGCCGTTTGCGTCGGCACGCCAGCGCAGCGGCTGAAGGCGCTGATGGACGACGCCGACATCACGGTCACCAACTACGACAACCTGCAATGGCTGTCGAACAATATGCGCCCGTTTGACGGGATCGTGTTTGACGAACTGACCCGGCTGAAGAACCCATCAGGCGCGCGGTTCAAGGCGCTGCTAAAGGTCATTGACCCAATCCAGATCAGGTGGGGCTTGACCGGATCGTTCACCTCGAACGGTCTGGAAGACGTATTCGGCCAATGCAAGATCATCGATCAGTCCCTGCTGGGCCGCAGCAAGGGCGCATTCCAGCAGCAATACTTTGTGCTGATCAACAAGGAATTCGGCCAATGGGAGCCGCGCGTCGGGTCGCTTCAGTTGGTCATGGATCGCATCAAGCGCGCCACGTTCGTATTGGAGCCAGGCGAGTACGCCGACAAGTTGCCGCCGTTGCACACCGTGGACGTTGACTGTGAGATGGACATGGGCGACTACAAGGAGATGAAGCAGGAGATGGTGCTGCGCTACGGCGATGAGCGCGCCATAGCCGCCAACGCCGCTGTGGTCACGGCCAAGTTACAGCAACTGGCGTCAGGGTTCGTTTACGCCGAGAACGGCGTGACCGTTCGCACCTCGACGCACAAGTTCGACGCGCTCGACAATCTTTTGCAAGAAAATCAACGCGCCAATACAATAATTGTTTACAATTTCCAAGCGGAAATGGAAGAACTTCAGCGCCGCTACCCGAAGGCCAGAACCATCGATGGGGCCATTGATGATTGGAATGAAGGAAAAGTGCAGTTGCTTCTGATCCACCCCAAGTCAGCGGGGCACGGGCTGAATCTTCAGCACGGCGGCAGCAAGATCGTGTTTTTTTCGTTGCCGTGGTCGTTGGAGTTGTACGAGCAGACGGTGGGGCGACTGCACCGTAGCGGTCAGCGCCACGATGTCTGGTGCTACCGGATGATCACCAAGGACACCGTGGACGAAAAGATTGCGCGGGCGTTGCAAGACAAGCGGTCGGTGTCTGACATTGCGATGGAGGCGTTGAAGTGAAAGAGAAGTTGTTTGCCGCGAAAGCGGAATTGAAGATCAGGCAGCGGCAATTAAACGCCGCTCAACGTGGGTACACAAAGGTTGTCAAGACCATAGAGGAACTGAATGGACGCGCTCGAAAACTGGCGGAAGTTGAACGACATTTTGAACACATACGACGAGGCGATGGTGCTGAGTCTGTTGGAACACGAGAAGAAGAACCGTTGCAGGGCGATGTTTCTGCAACGCCTGCACCAGAGGTACAGCGCCCTGCGAGTGTCGCGGGAACGGATTGAACTGTTGTCGAAAGCGCGCGCCGTATGAAGTGGAATGTTGGGACACCCCCTAAATCTGGCTGGTACGCGGCGCGGTTTGCGCGTGACACCACACAAGGCTGGAACAACGCTTACCGTTGGTGGGATGGCAAGCGGTGGTCGTGGCCTGCTTTTCCGCATGAGTCAGCGGTCAAGGCCGCACGCTGGGCGGCTAAGAAGGAAGTCAAGTCTTACAACTGGGAAATCATATGGGGGGTCAAGTGATGGGCACACCGATTTTTGGCACGCAGTATGTATTGGACTTTACGCCGGAAGGTGAGGAACACCCCAACGTCATTGATCGATTTGTGAAGCAAGAACATTTTTGCGACACACATTGCGTCTGGACTAACCATCATTCTGATTGTGCTCTTGCGCAGCCTGAGCCTGTTATTCCGTTCAGCGTAAATCCAGATAAAGACGACAAACGAAAGCCGCTGACGGAGGAGGAGATCGAAAACCTCGGCCCGCTGTCGTTTACATGGCGCGACATGGTGCAGTTCGCCCGGGCCATCGAGAAAGCGCACGGGATTGGCGGTGAGCATGAGTGACCTACGAAAAGCAGCGCAAGCCGTTGTAGACCGCTGGGACACGCCGCTGTGGAAAGACGCGTTGCACACAAGCGTATTTATCGACGCCCTCCGCGCCGCCCTTGCGCAACCTGACGAATCGTTTTGCGACACCCATTGCACGTGGCATGACCATCACCCTTATTGTGAGTTTAGGAAGGTTACTGATGAAACATAAACACCCAAGAACAATGCAGGAAGCCTTTGGGCCGTACACCAACGATTACGTTTACGACGATGACCCGGCCCAGCCGTGGATGTTCTGGCTGGCCGTAGGGGTTACGGTTTTGCTGGCCATCTTGATCGTCTGGTTGATGATATGCTGATCTTCCGCCGCTGTATGCTTGTGGCGATGCTGACCGAAGACGCGCCGCCAGAGAAGGCCGAGAGCATCGTGCTTGGCGCGTTGGCCGCAATCGGCTACACCGTGCCTACGCCGATGCCCAAAGGCGACGTTGGGGCGCTGACTCTTTACATTAGGAACTACGCGCATGAGTACGGCAAACGACGCACAGATTGACGGGTCGCACTACCGGAATCTCAAGATTCAGACTTGGGATTACATCGTGCAAAACGACATCCAGTACCTTGAAGGCAACATCATCAAGTACGTCAGTCGCTGGCGATCCAAGAACGGCATGACCGACTTGTTGAAAGCCCAGCACTACCTTACAAAACTAATCGAAACAGAAAATGAACGAATTGGAAGCGTTGCGTTTGCTAGTGGAACAGCAAAAGGCTGAGATTGAGCAACTTAAAAACGACTTGAAAATGATTCTGAAAGCCTGGCGTGATCAAATGTCCTGAGTGTGGGAGGCACGCTAAGGTGCTGGAGTCTCGTAAGCGCCTAGAGGGTCAATACCGGCGGTACGAGTGTCAGTCAGGACACCGTTGGAGTGTCTTAACCCGCAATCCCGCGAGTCTTCTCGAAAGTACGAAGGCTACTCATTCCGAGTAGCGCGCACAAGAGTTCGGTCAGCACCCCGTCCGTTACCAGCACGGGCGGCTTGACCGCAGGCCACCAGATAGCGGTGGCCCACAACAGCAGCGGATAGAAAATGTAGGTGTACGCCATCGCCAGACCGCATACCCAGCCGATTGCAGGTCGCCAGCCGGAGGTGAATACGTTAGGGCTGGCGGCTTCGACTTTGTTGATTTCCTGCTGGCCCTGCAACAGCGTCAGCGCCGCCGCCATCTGAGCCTTTTCTTGCTCAGTCTTGTCAGGCCAGACTTTGTTGATTACGTCCGAAACCAGCGTGGCGACCGCCGAGTCTATTATTGCCACAAATTTGTCTCCATCTGCTTGGCAAGACGCGCGGCGCGACCGGGCGTTTGAATTGCCCACTTTGAATCCAGCATAGCCTTGGCAGCGTCGGCCCAATCGCCGTTCTCGATCAGTTTTAAAGTCTGCTTGAATTCCAGCAGGCCCGCCGTGCCCAACTGAAAGGCCATGTTAATTAGAACACCCTGCCGCGCTGACGACAAGTTGCCGAAAAACGGCAGCGCCTTCTTCAGCGCCTCGCGCCGGTCTTGGATGTCGTTGTTCAACAAGTAGGCGATCTCATCAACACGCAGACCGCCGCCGCGCCGCTTGTCGATCAACCTGCCCACGCCTATGGTTTGGTAGCCTAGATGGTCGAGGTAGCAGGTTGCTGATTCGCCCTCGTCCCGGCGCAGTTGATCGACGATGTTCATGGCTTGTCTGCCTTCCCATCTAGCCGATCAAACAGTTTGGTCAGCATCTCTTTGATCTCGCGGATGTCGTCCTTGTAGTCGTCCCGCACAACGTATGTGCGAGGCAACTCCTCGCGCAGCTTAGCAAGGTCAGATTTCAAATCCTTGACCGCTGCCCACAACTCGCGGGCAAACCAGCCCAACACACTTGCCGCTGCCCCGAAGGCAAGATTGATGAGGTCTTGTGAGTTCATGGTGCAAGGTTGTTGGTTTTTTCTTGTTGAGACAACGCGTTAACAGCGGCGGGTGTGCGGATAACGGTAGACGCCGCTTTACCTGCGGCTTTGAACGGGTCGCTAAGTTTTTGTCCACTAGCCTGACGCGCCATCGCTTTTTCTAGCGCAGTTGCCGCCGCAGCAGGGTCTAGCATTTCCGTTGCCAATTCTATGGCTAACTTCTGGTCTAGTTTTCCTTGCAGCCGTCGCATGATGTCGTTGGCAACCGTAGCAACCGTGTTCATGAAGTTAGGCACCCGCGCGCCAGCCAACGCCGCCGTGCCTAGCAAACCAACGTCCGGCCCCGCGCCTTTGGCCGCTGACGCTTGCGCCTCAGTCAACTTGTTTCGCGCCAGATCGTTCCTCACGCTCTCCAGTATTTTGATCTGATCTGGCTCAAGAACGTCGCTCAACTGGTCAAACCTAGACTGCCCGGTAGCGCGCTTGATAGTCCCCGGCGCTTCTTTAAGCGCCGCAGCATAGCCAGCCGACCGCAGCCGCGCGGTGTCTTCGCCGAGTGCTGGGGTCAGTTTGCCTTCAAGATATTGGCCTACCTGCATCTGATTGATGGGTTTGCTCTCAGCAGCAAAAGTTTCGCGCGCGGTTTTGTACGCTGGAACTTTATCTTCAACCCACGCCAAATAGCCTTTCTTGGCGGTCTGGATTGCATTGGCAGCGTTTACGGCTAAAGGTGTTCCCGGCGTCGGGTTGGCCGCATCATCAAGCGCAAGTTTTACTAGATGCGCGCCTTTGCCGGTCAGTTTTCCTTCGCCGGTAAACATAGGCACGCCTTTGTTGGCGGCTATGGTCGCGGCGTCGTCAAACGCTTTCTTGACGGCAGGGCGCTCCATCAATTTGACAAGCTCAGGGTCGTACTTATACCCGGCTACAACGTGTTCGTAGATGGGCTGGCCCCCTACTGACGACACAGGTTTCATAATCGGCTGGTTTGTCAACGGGTCAACGCCAGCCTCAATCATCTGCGGCACGCCAGACTCAACTTCTTTCAGCGGCGCGCCTTTGGCGGTTGTGCCAACCTGTACGGGACGGAACTGACGCTCTCGCCCAGGCAGCGCGGCCTCATCGGAAACACCGTACAGTTCTTTGGCTGTGGCGGCGCGCGCGGCTTCGGCTGCGCGAAGTTCATCCGGCGTTCTGCCGACTTGTTGAACAGCGGCCAGTTGAGCGGCTTTTTGTGCTTCCCCGCGCTCAAAATACGGCGTCGGTAGCGTTTTGGCTGAACTAGCCCCAAGGACAGAAAATCGCGTAGCGCCTACGGGCGCGGCGGCTTGCGCTGCCGTTGGCATACTCCCCGGCACAAGTTCTGTTGGGTTACGCAGCGCGTTCAGTATCTCCCCGCCTCGGCCTTCTGCTGCCGTCAGGTATGCAACCGATTTAGGGTCTAGTGCGTTGCGAACAGCGCCAACACCTCTTGCCGCTAACCCCACAGGCACTTCAATGGCTTTAGCAAACGGGAGCGCAACGTTAGTAAGCGTGGATGCTTTAGCAAGTGCATTGCCGGTGGCTGTAGCGCCGACAGCGCGCGCCGCGCCGCCGCCGCCGCCCAGCAGAGTAGACAGGTCGCCAACAGCACCTACAGGGTCTTCAGCAAACGTGCGCTTAATTGCGTCGTAGTTGCCGTACCTGTCCGCGTACATCCCGCCGACGGCGGTAGCCGCCGAACTAGCGCGTTTAGCCGCAGCAGGATCGGCGTCAAATCGGTCTACAAAGTTGACGACTTGTGCAGGCAGCGAGTTACGAAGCGCGCCCGCGCCGATGTCCATTATGCCGGTAAGCGTTTGGAGAGGGTGCATAACCATCTCCACCATTCCCGTCGCAAAACGGCCTGCGCTGGCGGGGGCGTTTTCAAACGCTGCGCCGGGGATTTCAGACAGCGCGTACTTAGCACGCGGCGCTGTCTGTTCCAGTTGAAAACCAGATGGAAGACTTACGCCTTCCGACGACAGCGGCTCAAGCGTAAATCCAGCAGGAAGTGCCATAGTTATTTAGCCGGTTGCCAAGTTTTACCGCCGTCGGTAGACATGATACGGTCTTTTCCGTTGGTAGCATACATAGGAGCGCCGCCGCGTTTTGGCACGTTGATAGGGTCAGCAGAAAGACCCGTTCCCTCCAACGCTTCAGGAGGAATTTTCTTGGCGCGGCTGTTCCATGTATCCGCGCTTTTTTCTGCCGTCATGCGCGACAGTCGAGCCAACTCGCCCAATGAACTGGCATTGTATGTAATCTGACCCGCCCGCGCTTTCTCCAAGAACTCCCGGTCTTTATCCGTAAAGCCTTGCCCTGAGCCAAGGCCAGACGATTTGATCGACTCCAACGTAGTCGCGGCCAGTTGCGACACCAAAACTTCTGTATTACGGATGCTTTCGTCGTCGTTGCCGCCAGCAAGGTTAAGTGCTTTGGCAATCTGCAACCGAACATTAGCGCCCGTGCCGGTGATGACTTTTCCTGTCGCCAGCAAGTCTGTAATCCGATCAGCAGTAGCTGCCAATTCCGGCGCGCTTTGCGCCGTAGTCATTAGCCGCATATCGTTTTCAGCGGCTAGCGTACCAAACCGTTCACCGTACTTTCTGCCGGATGTGTCTATGTTGACGTTTGTACCCCCCGCGCGGGCAATGTCTCTTTTTTGCGCTACAACAGCCGCTGGCAGCGGAACATCCGCGTATGTGCCGACCGTTTTAGGCGCGCCGCCGAACGCGGGTACTTGGGCTACATCAGTCTGCCCGTTACGGTTGATTTGGATAGTGCTGGGCTTCAACTCGCCGGGGCTAGCGCCTTGAGACGCCATAAAAGCGCCGCGCTGATCGATTGGCATATCCAAAATTCGACTTGCGGTCGAACTTATACCTGCTTTTTCTTCGGGCGAAAACAGCGGGCTAGCTGCCAAATCTTCCATGTACGCCGTAATGTTGGCGTCGGATGGATTTGTGCTGATGTCCCGCAAAAGTTGGGACGTAAAATCTTTTCTGGCTTTTTCGACTTTAAAACGCGTCTCTCTTTGTGTAAGCGCCGCCGTTTCCTGCTCAGTCAACGCTTTGCTGTATCCCAAACCAGTTTTGCCAAACCGCGCCAGACCAGCACGCGTTTCTGGACTAGCCAAATCCGCGCTAGATAGGTAGTTCCGCAACCCCTCTTCTTCGGCGCGGGCGCGTTCGTACTCGGCCATCTGCGCGTCAGCCAACCGGTTCTGCCGCTGCGCGGCTTGAATCTGCTGCATCTGGCCGTACTGCGCCAACTGGTTGGGCAGTTCAATGCCCCGGTAGCTCATAGCGATGTTTGGGTCAACGAGTGCCATGATTTATGCTCCGGTTGGACGTTTATTTATTGCAGCCAACAAATCGTTGTTGCTTGTATAGTTCATATACTGACCAACACCTTGGCTTAATGCGTTCGCCCTGCCCATGTAGCCCGAGGCTTGCGCTTGACCCGCCGCGCCGTAAGCGGCACCTGCTTGACCAGCGTAAGTCTGTCCTGCGTTGCCTAATTGTGTAGCAGAAGTTTGACCTTGACCCGCCATAGCCTGCAATGGGTTCAGTTGGTTGGCGCGGTTCACTTGGTAGCGGTTAAAGGCGTTCTGGTACTCTTGTGAACCCAAGTCCTGCCCGTACCGCTGCGCGGCCTTCAGCGCCCCACCAGAGATCAGCCCACCCCGCGCCGCCGCTTGGCGGTCTAGCGCGGTCAGACCTTCTTTCATCCGAAACGCATAGCCTGGGTCGGTCGTAAAGTCTTTCATTGAAAAGTCGCGTGCGTACTTTCCAAAATTAGGCGACGACGTATTTCTAAAAAAGTCGCCTGTGCGGCGCGAACCATCAGCCACAAAATGCTCGTAGGCCAGTTGTTCTGGGTTTTTGCCACGCTGTGCCAGTTGACTTGGCATATTGGCAAAAGGCCGCATCTGGCTGTCTACCCACGCTTTAGCGTCTGGGTTGGAGTTTAAGTACGCGCCAGCGTTAAAATTGTTAAACGATTTGTCGGGTATGCCCAAATACTCATTTAGCCGATTTAGCGCACCGTAACCAGCCTCCAAGAACGGCAACTGGTCTTCGCGGGTCTGCTCGTACTGCGCTTGCGATACATCAGCCGCTTTGCCAGCGGCCTTTGCTTGCTTTTTGGCGGCAGAGTTTGCCGCTACCCCGCCGACAACGGCGCTTCCTGCTATTGCTGCGGCAATGCACATATACGTTTCTCCATAATTACGTCATCAGGCGCGTACCCAAGAGCTTTAAGTACGCCAAACAAGCCACCGCTAGGGGACACAGGCCACCCAACCACCACAACCCCCCGCGCCTCAAAGTGTTCTTCCATCAGCGCGATAAAACTGCGTATTCTGGTGCGAACAGCAGGGCGCAGATAGAAAGTGTCCACATTCGCGCAGTTGACGGGGGCGTGATGCAAACTTTGATAAAAAATTGCAAAAGCATAACCTTGCAGCACATTTTCGTCGTCGCGCAAGACAAACGCCAGCAGCAAATCATTTTCAGCAAGGTCTAAATACCGAGCTTCATATGGCTCAATCTTAAAGCCCCGTTCGCCATGAAACGAGCAAGTGTCTTTCTTGATCTCGCTGCACTCATCCCAAGACTCTTGCCCTAGAGGAAGTATTTCAGCAAACAACTCAGGCGTCAATTTTTCAACTGCTATTCTCATGTAACTTCACGCCCAGACGCCCGAATGTTGATCGCGCTGGCCGTGCCAGCAATGGTCGAGATAAACGCAGCCGGCGACAGCACCTGACCGACGATTTCTGGAAACGTGTACACCTCAGAGGGTTGCAGCGTCTTGAGCTTGGTAATCAGGTTGTCGTTGCCTGCCGACCCAGCAGCAGTTACCAGATTGATGCTGATGGTGGCTGCGCTGGCGCTGTAGTTCGTGGCGGTGAACTTGTCGATGATCGTCGTCACGTTCGTCGCGGTGTACTGCGTCGTCTGCGTGGCCTCGGCGGTCTTGGCCGGGATCAGGACTTTAACGGTGACTGTCATGCCAGCACTCCAATGATCGTCACCGCCACAATCGGCAGCGCGAGGTTCCAGAAGAAATTATGCGTGTTCCAGACCTTTGGGTCTAGCGCGTTCCACCAGCGTAGCAGATTGCGGTCGCCGCCGTTCTGAGCGATCCAGCGGTACTCAGCCTGGGCCTGCTCGCGTCCGATCCACAGCGCAGCGCAGATTGCTGCCCCAGCCCACCAGTTGCCGGTGAGGCCACCGATGACGGCTTGGAGGCAGATGGAGATCAGGAGGTGTTCAAGGTTGTCCATTGAATATCTCTTTGATAATTTCCCACCATGTAGGCGGCGGCTCAAAAAGGTCGTTAATCATTAGTATTTAGGCCAGATACGAAGATGAGACATATTTCCGTACACAGTAGTGTTAACAGCCGTAGCAACTGCTTGCGCCCATTGAAGTTGCAAAAATCCAGCAGTCGCCCCGTTTTCTACAGAACCTTCAATAACTATTTGGCGGCGAGAGGTGGTAGACCCAAACGTCACTGCTGTGCCTGTTACAAGAGTTTGCACTTGCGTAACTACTGCATCCGCAGCATCAATTTTAATACTGTTGCTTGGCCCCCAACGTAATGCGCCAGATGGGATCGTAAACGCTACTTGCAAATCTGGCGCAGTTGATCCAGAAATATGCTCAATTACACATTGAAAATAGATTTTTGAGTTGGCGGCTAAATACCATTTTAGTTCAGTATCGTCTTGCAGCGTTGCGCTGTTATTAACTGTTTGGTCGTTGACCTTTTGAACAATTTGCGGGACTACATCAATTTGAATTCCCGGCACATTGGGCGTTACTAGGGTGCCAATGCTGCCAGTCAACCAATTAAGGATGCGGATGTTGGACGCTCCATTGACAACAACAACTGCTGGGCTGATGGCTCCAAGTGTTGCATTGATAACGGTCAAACCTTCAATGTTGATGCCATCTGTTGTCAAGTACAGGGGTCGGTTATCGACCCGTACTGCTTCAGTAACATCAAGGTATCTATTGTTTCGCAACCAAATGTTGCGTCCAGCAATATAAATTCCACCACCAACTGATGCTCCGCTGACAACTGAGGCACGAACTTCATGGTTTGTGCCAATCATGTACACCTGATGTAAGGTGTAATACACAGCAGCATTTGTTGCATTTGCACTAAATTCGCAATTATCAACCACAATTCGCAACGATGAAGTTCCGGTTGTATCAGATGGATACCCACACGCAACACCATTTCCGCTATTGGTATAGAAGCCGCAGGTGTCCAACGTCATGCAGCCTTGTGGCCCTGTCAAATTGACGCGACCGCTTAATTGGCCGCGATCAACGGCGTAACCGTGACCACGATTGGCATTGATGTAGCAGTTCTGCATATGGCCCTCTTGAGTGGCTGGCCCCACCCAATACGCGCCTGTTCCCGGTTGCAGTTGAATTGCCACGTTGTCCAAGAAACAACTTTGCATACGAATCGTCGTGCTGTCCACAACGTCCTCGCATTCAAACTGAACACCAAAACCCGTCGTATTTGTAGCAGCAGCCCGAGCACCCGCCGCAGATAAACCAATGTTTCTCAATCCGCTAAATCGGCGGTAAAACCGGACAACGGCCCCCGTACTATGTTCAGCCTTAATAATGGAGCCGTCTGCGCCATCGCCAACTAACGAAACCCCACGTTGGGTACAAGACAAAATTGCGGTTGTTCGATAAGTGCCAACAGGCAAATAAATTGTGCCCCCAGTAAATGCACCCAAACTGTCAATAGCCGCTTGAATGGCAGCGGTGTCATCTGCCACCCCGTCACCAACCGCACCAAAATCCTTCACGCTCACGCTCTCACGCAGCTTGGCCTGCACGGTGGTGATGACAGCGGCGGTGCCAGCAGGCAAATAACTGACAAGAGCAGCGTCGCCTTCTGGTGTGATGTTGTCCACCGTCCAGATCAGCGCGTTGTCAGCGTCGTACAGCGCCAGCTTGTAGACATTCGCGCCCAGCCACACGTTAGCCTCGCCACGCGAGTCCAAGATGACCGGGTTGGTGTTGGCTACCGTACCAGCGTAGGTGGTGTACGTTGCCAGCGGGGTCGTGGTGCCCGCAGCGTAGCTGTACAGCTTGCCGCCAACCAGCGGCGTGCCGTCGTCGGCAAAGAATTGAATCTTGGGAACTGGCGTAAGTGCTGCGGTCATAAGAGCCTCAAAGGGAGGTAACGGTTTCCCAAGCAGCGCCTGCGTAAACACAGAGCTTGCCTAGTGTAGTGTCGAAGATCACTAGGCCGGTAGCCGGACTGCTGATAGCGTTCTTCTGCACGGTGGTCAAATTAGTAAACTGGATGCCGGTTGGCGTAGACTGCCCCGTGCCGCCGTTGGCCGTTGGCAAGATGCCGCTGACATCAGCCGTCAGGCTGGCGCTGTTCTTCGCCGCCAGCGTGCCCAGTTCATCGCGGGGCGCAAGATCGTCAACGCTGGTCGGCGTTGGTACGGGCGGTGCCAAGTCGACCAAAGTAAGGCTGGCCGCAAAACCATCCAGAGACGGTGGCCCAACTTGCAAGTCTGTCAGCGAGATGGTGTTGGTGCCGTCGCCTGTCAGGTTAAACAGGTTGATAAAAAACCGATACCATTCCCGAGACATCAGCCCCGTCTTCTCATCAATCACCGGCACGCGAGGCGCTGGAATCTGAGTGATGTTAGGCATTGGTTCCGCTTACCTGAAGTTCAGCGCCCATGATAGCCACCTTCACCGGGTCTGTGCCGGAGACTTCATACACCCGATCACGCAGCTTGAGCGTCATACCCAGACGCCGCCAAAACACACGGTGGCTAAATTGGCCGATCTCGCCCATGTCCGACCAATGCTCGTTGCTCCAGGTGTGCCCGCCATCGTCCGACCACCGCAGCATGACGCGGGGTTTCATCATGCTCCACTCAGTTTCGTTGAGCAGGATGCCAAAACCGTCCTCGGTCAGTAATTCGCCGCCGTCTTCCAACAGCAGCAAGTCGTACAGGTTTTCAACCTCAGTCGGCCCGATCGGGTCTAGATAGTCCAGCCCGACGCCGGACTCGCAATCAAGTTGCAACGCATGGTGCGCGGTGCGCTTGAGGTCGTTCTGCCCCGTGGGGATTGCCCGCCAAGACCGCAACCACTTCTGAATCTGGCCGTTGTCCGCATAGACATCTAGGTCTAGCGCGTAGATGTTGCCGTTCTGATAATCGCCGACAATTGTTGTGCCACTAAAGTTGCATTGACTGTTGGCGCGGTGCCGGGTGAACTCACCAGCCTCAAACCCGGCACGCTCATGCCATGCGCTAGTCGCCACATCAAACACCCAAGTGGCTTCAGCAAAATTCAGCACATAGAAGGCGTGCCCTTCCTGCTGGTAGGTGTAGGCCACCGCCGTGCTGATGTCGGCATACTGAGCAATGGCGTACTCAATCGCGTGCGTGCTGACGCGCTGCGCGTTGTAGCCGGCGGTGCGGTAGACGATGCCTTGACCACGGGCGTCGGTGCCCAACCAAAACAGCGAGTTGTCAAGTTTGGCAACAGAGTAGGTTGCAACGCACCCGACCTCAGAAAACGCGCCTTGGATGCGCGTCAGGGGGAAGTCGGCCAAACCAGCGTCGTACCAGACTTCAACGGAGTCGGTGCCAAACAGCCACGCCTCGCGGTTGTTGATGTTGACCGCCACCAGCCCGTCAGGCGACCCCTCCGCGCTGGCGAAATCCAGCGGGTCAATCTGGGTGCCTTCAAGAATAGCGGTGACCCAGATGCGCTGACCGCTTGGCTCGTTGAAAACAAAGTAGCCATCCAGATAACCAACCGTCTTTGCGCCAGGAAAGTCAATGTCGGTGATCTGCTGGAATACGTTGGTAACTTCGTTATAAATGTAGCTCGGGCCGTTGCAGGCAAAGAAAATTTGCGTTCCATTATCTGCAATGCTGACCGGCCCCGTGCCAGACACATCGCCCAGCTTGACGGGCGTGCCGGTGGTGGAGGTCAGTTTGTAGACCTCTGTGCCTGACACAACGTAAAAGTCTGTGCCGTTGGTCTGATGCGCCCACAACCCTCTGATTGGGCCGGTGCCAACGGTCTGAAGGAAACGCAGCCCAGGCGCTCGATTCAAAAACGCAGGCTCTTTGCCGCCCTCTGGGATAACTTCTGGAAACAAGTTGACCATGCGGTTAGCCGCAGCGTTGACGCTGCGGGCCACATAGCTAGAACCCAGAATGGGCGTGTGCATTAATAGTTCCCGGCAAAAATATTGTACCGATTGCGGTTAGAGACAATCGCGTAAGGCATCGACATCACATCGTCAGGGTTATTGATGCGCTTGAGGTTGCGCTTAGATGTCATGGCAATCCGTTGCACCGTGGGCGATGGCTCGACCCCAAACTCAGGCGCAATCTCGCAGGCCAAGTTGTACTTGAACGCCCGCAGATAGCCGGGTGGCATATAGATTTGCGTTGCCAACGTAGCAGGCTGCGCCAGTTGTTGCACCGAAACAAAGTGCCACTCCAAATCCCGGGTAGGACGCGGATAGATGGTCATGGTGATGTTAGGAAACTCCATGTTGATCCACATCACTTGTGGATACGTTGAAGTTACCGTCTTCACCGCAATGCCGTTGTACTGCTGCTGGTTGATGAACTTAATGCCAAACGACACATTGGTGCCGGGGTCGCGGTAGTACGTTGAATCGTCCAGCAACACGGGCCGCACGCCAACAAAGTCACCCGTAGGCCCAAGCGTGCGCTCAATCACGCCAGACGGCCAAGTAAAAATCTGGTCAATGGTGTTGTAGATCATCAGGCGCTCAGTTGACCAGGAATCGATCATCTGGTTTAGCGCCGCCAGAGCGTCCTGAGACGCGTCTGGGGAGGTAGTCTCGCCTTCTGCTAGGACACCCAAAAGCCGCAGAGCGGCATTGATCTGATCGCCAGCAGTTGTCATGACTACCCCTCTTTTTTACGCAGCGTGAATGATTGCAAAATTGACAACAATCGCCTCAGACAACGGCCCGCCAGAAATGTTTCGCAACGTAATGCTGACCGTTCCAGCAGCAAGAGCGTTAGCAAACACATTGTACGAGCCGGGGGTGGCTTGACCACTAGCAATAGTCAAGATGACCGCATCTTTTGCGCTGATGAGCGAGTTGTTCAAGGTGAACGTCGCGTTGGTGGCGGTAGCCAACGAAGCATTGTTCATTGTGATAACGCCCGCCGAGGTGTTCAGCGTCACAGCGGTTGACTTGCTGGTCAACTGAGTGACCGCACCCTGCGCGGCAGCGGCATAGCCGATTTCGCTGGTTGCGTAGACAGTCGGGCCAACAAGAGTGCCGCCGTCAATGTCTTGGTCGCTGTACGCAACGCCGATTGATTTCGTATTACCCATTTTCTGATCCTTTAAAAAATGGGGGCCGAAGCCCCCATTAGGTTAGGCAATGCGGTACACCGTGTAAGCGCCGTCGCCGGTCTTGCGGAACCGGAACATTCCGCTAGAGGTGATGGGGAGCGCCACCGTAGCGTTGCCGCCATCAGTAAAGCCGGTGCCAGAACCCATAGCCAATGCGCCCGTGCCCGAGCTGGTGCCGATGTTGACCACAAACAGATCAAACGTGCTGCCAACCTTGGCCGAAGACACAACCGCGTCAATCAGCGTAGCCGCTGGCAGCGTGTAGGTTTGAGCAGCAGTTGCGCCAGAACCCACAATCAAAATGCCAGAGGTGACTTGCGCCGCCGACAGCGTAGCGGTTGCAGCCGCCGACAAAGGCACGCCTTCGTAACCGAGAATAACTTCGCTCAGATTGCCGCTACCAACTTGGTAACCGCCTGCGCCATTTGGAAAAGCCATGATATTTTCTCCTTAGAAAAAGTTTAACCCCAGACGCGGCAGGCCATCTGTGGACGAATGGTGCTGTAACCGTACAAAACGTCAATACGGCAAGGCATACGGTCGTTGTTGATGTCGTACTGACGAACAACGCGCAGGCTGATACCGTTATGGACGGCGCGGGCGGCCATATCAACACCTTGCGGCAGCAAGAGGTCAGCGGTGGCAAACGTGATGGCGTCCTTGTGGTAGACCAAGTTCTGAGCGTACTGCGTAGAAGCAGAACCCAAGAACGTAACGGTCTTGCTGTTACCCGGCAGCGTGTTGACGGTAGCCAGAGCGTGGTTGGCCGAGTAGATCGCAGCCACGGTCACATCAGCAGCGCCGCCGCCCGAAGCGGTGACGTTAGCCAGAGCAACGAACTGAGCCAACGAGCCGGTGGTTTCACGGGTTTGCGGGTTGACAGCGTAGCAGTCAGCAACCGTGAACACATCGCCAGCCAAAATGGTGCCAGAAGCGCCCAGACCCGTCAGGGAGATGGTCGTAGCACCCTCAGTAGACACCGCAGCCGAGGTGGTGCCGTTGGTGCGTGAGCCGGTGGTGTGCTGCTTGATTGACTGCGACATATTGACTTCTTCAAAGCCAAGCACGCCGGTGCCCATCATGCCGTTACGGAACTGCTTAGAAACCGTATCGGTGGGGTTAAACAAGCCCTTCATGCCTTCAACCAGCGCAGCGTTGGCCGCAGGGTTGACGGTGGCGTAACGTGGCGACATGACCGCTGCGTTCTCGTTGAGCTTCTGTTGCGCTTGCAGCAGAACCAGCGAGGTGCCTGGGGTCGTGCCGGGGGTGCCGACGCTGTTACCAATGGTCTTGTAGGCGTTAGCCACATCAGCGTCAATAGACGATGCCAACTGGCTGATACGAGGCTTCAGCACGCGGTCTGCAAAGTCGTCCAACTGCATGGTCAGCTCGGCGCTGGTGAAGTTGACGCCGATGTGCTTTTGATTTGCAACAGACAAGGTGGTGAACTGCTCGTTGTCGTCCTGTACTTGCAGGGCAGCACCGTCAGTCACCAACGCACGGTCAGGCAGACGAATACGCAGGGTCGAGCCGATCTTTGCGCCTTCGACGGCGAACGAGTCGTCGTACTGTCGGTTGCAGTTGCGGGTCAGGACAAGGTTGTTTTCGAGAATCTCAAGCGCCTTGCGCGTGATCATGTCGATGGTAAGAATCGAATTAGCCATAATAAATTCCTTAAAAGTTAGTAGCGGCTGCGCTCAAGTTTCTTCATCTGCCTAGCCCTGTCAGCAATAATCCACTCGCTTGCGCTCATGGTCTTGACTGACCGAGGGTCGGTAGTGTCGTAAACAGGCGCACCAGAAGAACGTGCGGTAACCGGCGCAATAGGTGTTGGTGCGCTGGTCGTTTTCTTGACAACGGGATTATCAGCCAATTTGGCTTCAAGTTTCCCGATTTCTTTCGCCTGCAAAATAGGCTGCAACTTGGAAATGCGATCTGCCTCTTTGGGGTTGGCCCCCAAGAAATAAGCCACATCAGGGCCGATTTCAGATGCTTGAATCGTTTGCGCCATCACTTCAGTAATCCGAAGATTTGGGTTGTACGCGACTTGCTCAAAGTCCTCGTACTTGTCCCTTGCTTCTTCTTCCCTGTCGCGGTAGCTATCAAGAGTCTCTGCTTGCTGTCGTTGCACCTCACGTTCACGGATAATCTGTTCAGCCTTTTGATAGGCCAACGCCTCGGCGTAAGCCTCTGGCGTGTCAGCGTTTTCCGGTAACGGGGCTGGCGACTGTTTTGCAGCAAACTCTCGCTCCATCTTGCGGCGTTCTCTTGCGAGACGCTTGCCGAATTCAGCGTTCAGTTCTTCCTGAGTAAACAGTTTTTCTGAGGGCGCTTCATCAGCTACTTCCGGCGTTTGGTCTTCTGGTTCAGGCGCTGCCGTAGCCACCTGTTCCGGCGCGGGTACTTCCGCTACTACTTCTACTTCTTCAGTCATTGCTTGAATCCTAAGATTCCCTGGTCAACGGGCCAGTACGTCAGAAATAATTTCGGTAATGATAGCCCACCATGAGGGTGGGGGTTCAAACAGATCGTTAATCATGCGGCAATGTAATTTGCAGAAAACACAAACGAGCTAGTGGCAGACAAATCCGCAAGCACCAAGGTAGAGTCGCTTGCGCTGGCCGCTGTGCGCCGAGTCAAGGTAATGACAGAGGTGTTGTTAGACACTTGACCCAATGTCTGTACCACCGCAGTTGTCAATGCGTTAGCATTAACTAATGCGGCTGAAATTGCGATATTTGAGTTCAAACAAACAAACGGCAAACCCGTGATTCGGATGCCGCCAGTAGCGTCTACTGAAACCGCCGACAACACAATCCTTCCGGTCACAAAAACTTGTCTGCCGATCCTAGTGTAGCCACCCGCCTGTACAGAATATGCCCACCCAGTTCCTGATATTGTTGAACCTGCTAAAGCGGGAGTCCAAGTGCCTTCTGTGTAATTGTCAAGAACACTAAGACCAGCCCCAAACTCCAAACCACCTTTGATGGTAAACGCACCTACTGGCTGCGTGCCCGTGATGGTTTCCAATTCAAACGCACAGTTGACAAGCCGATAGTTGCCCCAATCAGCCGTTACGCCACCTGTTGCCAGCGAACAGTTGTAGATTTCAAACGCGCTTTCTTTTCGTGTTGAGGTGGGTTCAGTCCCCGTCATCCAGAGAGCATCAACGGCGCAGATACCATCTACCAACCGGCAATTCAGCGCAGAAGCTGAGCCGACAAATAACACACCCCATTGCTTTGTAGCGTAGCCTAGAGAGATGGCGTCGGTGCCAACGCCACCCGGCGCATACTTGCAGCCCAATTCCGTGTAATAACCGTGAATCGTGTTGCCGGTTGATGTTGGCTCAAAAACAATGTTTGCGCCAAAGTTGTTCTCAGACACCACGCCAAAAATATGTACGCTTCGATGTGGTCCAAAGTAAACGCCGCATCCTTCTTTGCGTAACACCGGATCAGTCTGGCGAAATGTTGACGCTGACCCGTTTGCATCGCAATGCAAGTCGTAAATGTAGACCGCATTTACCTTGTCTTGAGCCGTCCAGCCATAGCGAGCGTCTGCCGCCCCCATCTCAAAACCGCGACCGGGATTAAGATAGCAACGGCAAGAATCAATACTTCCAGAATACGAGCCATTGATAGATATTCCTGCAAGGGTCGCGCCTCTTGCCCTAACGTGCCAAAACTGCACATCTTGTACGCGAGCGCCATAAAACCCGTAACCAGCCTTATCGTTGGCATCAAGCGTTACGTCACGCATCTCCAGCGTCCAAATTGTCGCGTCAAAAGTGGCGGCTGGTTCTACGCCAACCGCTGTTGATGACGCTGCAATTACTGCGGCAGTAGAACTAACCGCGCCGTCATAATATATGACGGATTCTTGCTGACCATTCCACGTTGGCCCGCCTGCTTGCGTGGTGTACGGGTATCGTGTTGCCCCTGCGCCAATAAACCCCGTGTTTCGGTTGCTGGTTGGCCTGATAAGTAATGTGGAGGTAATACGGTACTTACCTATTGGCAAGTAAACAATTTTGCTGCTGTTAAGTGCTGCTTGCAATGCAGCCGTGTCATCCGTTACACCATCACCGACAGCGCCAAAATCCTTAACCGACACCGACTCGCGCAACTTGGTTTGCACGGTTGTAGCCACCGCGCCCGTACCGGCTGGCGTGTAGCCAATGCCTGAGCCAAGACTGTCAACAGTCGTCTGCACCGTCGCGCTGCTCTGCACGACAGGCACGATCTCCGCGCCCGTCAGCGGGGTGGCTGACGGTGGCAGTTGGGTGATTTTCTTGTTAGGCATTTAGTGCTGCCACTTTGTCTTGAAAGGCCTTGATGCGAGCCTCCAGCGCAGCGCGGTCAGCGTCCAGTTTGGCCTGTGCGGCAAACAGAGCAGCGTCTTTGGCATCCAAAGCGTCTTGTTGCGTTTGGGCCTGCGTCTCGCGCAAACTCAATGCCTTGTCGCGGGCGCTGAACGTAGCCGCCATGTCAGTCTCGCGGGCGTTCAGTTCTTTCTCGCGGGTGTCTTGTGCAGTCTTTTTGGCTTTAGCCGCAACGTTTTGTTCCTTGGCATCAGCCAAAATGGCGGCAGCATCAGTCTTGGCGACTTCCAGCGCAGCAGCAGCGTCGGCCTTCAGCTTCACGGTGTCAGCCGCTGCCGTCAACGCGCCTTGGCGAATCGCCAGCTCATCGCGCAGCGCAGCCATTGCCGCAAGGTCTTTGGGCATCTGCGTCGTGAAGTACGACAGGTAGTCGGTGCCTGGGGTGTCGTTGGTGATGTTCATGTGGCCCCCTTATGCGTAATAACTGACGTTGAGCTTGGCGCTGGCCGTCTGCTCAATAAACCGAATCTTGGTCAGATCGCCATCGTACTGAAGCGTCACGCCAGCCGCCAACGGCATACCAACCGAAGCGGTTGGATCAACATCATCGTCACGCCACCGGACTGCCTGAGTTTCAGCGGTAATGATCGCAATGCTCGGTTTGCAAGACAAACCGTTGAGATCAGTTGTCGGCACGGTCAAGGCGCTGGATGCGCTCAATGATGTGATCTGCTGGTAGCCTAGCCGCGTGGTGACAGCTTTGAGAGTGAGAGCCATTAAAATCTCCGTTCAGTAAACGATCTAATCTCGATCAAAGTCTGCACAAACCCCGGCGTCGGCGGCGCTCCCGAATTGGTTGCGGTCATGGCGACATTGATGCCATCAAGCGCAAAAGCCATCGTAGCGTTATGCCCCGATACTATAGCACCATCAAACGAAATGCCGTCAAGGATGACCGCCAAGGTAGCGGTAATTCCCGCCGCTGTGGCTACAACATTCGCCCCAATCGGACGCGACGCGATTGGGTAAAAGCCAAGCATGACTTACACCACAGGCCAGTCGGATCGCATATCGTAGCCAACAACGTCTGCAATGGTCGTCATGGCGTCAATAGTGTCGCGGTGCATCCCGCTGACCCCGGCAATCTGGGCCTCCAGCGTTGAGAGTTGCTGCGCCTTGTCCAGCACCTTGACGATCAGGTCTGCTTCGCTGATGCCTCGGTAGCCTGCCTCAAGCGTGAGCATGGGGCCACCGCCTGCGTTGGCTTCGGCAAGTTTTAGCGGCCATGAGGACATCTCAGCGGCTGATATGCCAGCGGTGATCCGGTCGCGCAAAGATGCTGCTGCTAGGTCAACAACAGCAATGCGGTCGGCTTGCGCCTCGGCAAGTGTTGCAAACTCAACGTCGGGGCCGTTAACAAACTGGTTGTCTTGGTAGGTGAGCATAAAAATTACCAGTAAAAAATCCAGCAAATAGCATCACCGCCTTTGCCGCCTGCGCCGCCAGTAATGCCGCCGCCGCCGCCTGCGCCGCCGCATCCCCACGAACCACCACCGCCTTGACCTGCCGCACCTGCAATGCTTCCACCGCCGCCCGTGCCCGGCAGACCCGTAAATAAATCATCAGAAATCCACGGGCCTTCTTGCCCAGCAGTATTTGCCGCGCCGCCTGCAATGCTTGGGTAAATGCCAACGTGCTGAGATGTAAACCCACCAGACGCAAACAAAGCGTTTGCCGCCGACACCGACCCACCGCCGGGTGCGCCCATGCCGCGGCAGGGGTTTTGCGAAGTTTGTGCTGTTGCATTGGCACCTGCGCCGCCGATAACGCCGCCAAGCGAAATGCTAATTGAACCAATGCCAACCGTTGTTGCTGCGGGAGCAGTAGGTGCGCCTGCGGCTGCGCCGCCAGCGGTAGTTGTAGCCCCGCCACCACCCAACCCCCCGGGCACCGACATCAGCAAAAGGCCAGCCGTTGAGGTGGTGTGGTCAAAATAAAGGTTGGACACAACGCCAGCCGATCCCGCCGAAGCGGCAACACCACTTGCGCCCGTTGCGCCGCCAGCACCGCCACGGCCCAACGACATAGGAATTGACCCGTTCCAAATGGATGTTGGCAAAATAAGCCTCACATCTGCCCCGCCGCCACCGCCACCGCCTCCCGGCCTAAGAGTGGAGGTTGCGTTAGTTAACCCACCCCCACCGCCTCCAGCCGCGCCCCGCAGATGTATGTACAAATAACTTGCCCATCGAGGGTAAGTGACTTGCGTAATAGCGGTGTTTGTTGTTTGCGCTTCCCCATACACAACAATGCGGTTTTTCCGCTGCGTCGTTGAGAAATACTGATAGTCCATCAGTAATCGCCACCAAATGCTGTAGCCCCCCACCCTGCGCTAGTTGGCGCAGCACTAAGCAGCCAAATAATTCGCCAACCAGCGGGGACGGCTACGTTAAACGGTAGCGCAGCCTCGTATACCAACACAGAGGTACTAATTGCAGGGACTATTGGCAGCAATAACTCTCCAAACAAAAAATTGTTTGTTGCCGTAGTTGTTGCTCCCCCGTTGTTGAGCCAAAAACGCCCAACAACAGCCGCCGAATTGGCCCCCAAAGCCTTGACCTTCACAAAACTAATAAACGCTCCGTTTGCGCCAGCAGTAAAGATTGTGCCAACAGTCCCTGATGCACCATCAAAACTGTTTGCAGTCGAAGTGGTAAGTGAGCCGCCGTTAACATTAGGCGTGTTGGTATATTGCGGGTCAAGTGCCATCTCAAGTTACTCCAAAATTGCCAGCGGCCAATAATTGGGCCGTGCCTGAGCGTGTGTTTTTCAATGCCCTTGCACTAGGCGTCAGGAACACGTTGACGGTGCCTGTAAACGTCACCCGGCTGCCTGTGCTTGAGCCGCTGATCTCGCCGCGGCTCAGAGTCGTGCCGTCCCAAACCGAGTCGCACACCTCCCAATCGCCGGGGGTGCTGGACTCAATGGCAATCGTCACCACCGAGCCTGTCGTGACGCCAGAGGCAAACGTCTGATAACCAGACACGCTGCCGGAAGGCGTGACCGCGCCCGAGCCAGGGTTGGCGGCGGTCTGGGATACGCGGTCAGCTACAAAACTCACGCATTACCCTCTGTGATCGTTGCGGAAGTCACGGTAATCGTGTCGCTGATGGCAATCGTTGTGTTGGTGATGTTGATGTTGCTGGCCGATACGCCAACCGTCAGACCCTCAATCACAATCGTTGTGCCATCCGACTTGTAGATGCGTGCAATCGCCGCCGTGCCTGCTGCGCCTGCGGTTCCCGCCGTAATTGCGTTTAGCGTCAACACGCCGCCAGATGCAGCCGCCGCAAACGCTGATGCGCTACAGATGCACTCCACCAGTTGAGAAGCGTAAGCGGCGGTGTAAATTCGCAACTTGGCGCTCGTACCGGCAAAGGTAGTAATCTGGTCAGCGCGGTTGTTCCGCAGCGTGGTGTTGAGTGTGATTGCCACGTTTTACGCCAAAAACTTGAGCTTGTAGAGCGTTGACAAATACAACGCCACGATCTCATCAATGATGTTCTGAATGGCGGTGTCTGACTTGTCGCAGACCTCATACCGGCATTTCTCAATCTCATCAAGCTGGCCTTGCAAGAACTCGATGATGTTGGCAGCTTTCTTGTTGGCGGGAACAGCAATCTGCCCCATCAAACCGTGCCGACCTTGGTACGCCTCGGCAAACGAGTCGGCCAAGTCAATGACCGAATCGTAAAACGTGTTCAGCGCCATGTGCTTGCTGAATGAGCGGGTAGCAAGATGCACCGAATGACTTACATCGCGGGCAAGAAAAAGCATACCAACAAACTGACAGGCGTTCATTGCTGGAACCCTTCCATCGGCATTTCTTGTTCCATAGGCATCTCCATGCCTTCCATTGGCATCTCAGCACCCATATCGACATCCTGACCCGGCATCTCGGCAATCAGATCGCCGCTGGTAATCATGCCGTGGATGGTGCCCAGCACGATCTCTTGAATCTGGTCTGGTGACATACCGGCCTGCACGGCAGAGATGCGCTTAGTCTCGGCGTCAAACGCCTTGATCTTGGCTTCGTAGTCCTTGCGCTCTTGCTCTTGCACTTCAATGGACTTGCCGACGTTTTGCAGCATCTGGTGCATCTGCTCCATTTCCTGCCCCATCGCCTCCATCTGCTGCTGGGCGGCTTGCAGCTCAGGGTTGTCTTCGCCGTCGCTCATCAACTTAGGATCAATGGTGCGGGCAAAGCGTTTCGCCATCTCCTGCGCCCCAGGCCAATCCATGTTCTTGACGAACAGATCGCCAGCCACAGCCCAGAGCTGCGGGTTGCCCTGCAACAGTTGGCTCATAGCCTCCAGCGCCTCTTGGCGTTTGGTTGCGTAGCCTGGGCCGGTGACGGCCACCACATCGTATTTGCCAACGCTCAGGTTGTAGATTTTCTCAACCACAATGCCTGATTGGTCAACGATCTTGTTAACCGGCTGCTGCTGGTCAGGGTTTACCCTCACCATCTTGGTGTCGCCGTCTTCGCCAATGATTCGAGCCACGCGCTGCGTGTCGTAAATCTTGGGAATCAAGTCCACCAACTGCCGAGCAACGTTTCGCACGCTGCGGGCCAAGTTGTCGCCGTAGTGGTACGTCCCAACATCACCCTCGCGCTGGCGGGCCAGAATAGCCTTGCCAGACCGCTCGTTTGACCCCATTCCCAATGATGCGTTGTACTGCCCGGTGGTCGATTTGATGTCTTCTGACGCGCCTGCCTTGGCTTGCAACAGCCCAGATGACGCCATAGGCGGCTGGGCACGCTGCGGAAGCGGCAAAGTAGCACCCTGACCGTCAGTTACGTCAGGGTTGACCTCCAAATACGGCCAGTTTTGCGTGTTGGCGGTCTTCCATTGGGTTTCGTACCCCTCAAACTGCCCGCCGTACCCGATAAACGGTGCTTTTGGGGCCAAAGCCAGCATTTCTGCCTCTTGGGACACCCAATAGTTGTACATCCGCTGCGCGTCCTTGGCATTTCGCACCAATCCGCTCACATACAGACGCCCATCCACCTCGTATTCGTTGCCAACCACCCGAATGACCGGAATACACTTACCAGCCCAATCGTGTTGCTCCAAGACTTCGTAGCCGTTGATCTTGCAATACTTGATTTTTGGCCTGTCTGACTCGCGTGAGCGAATAGGCTTGCCAAAAAACATCTTGAGTTGCTTGTCTTCCGGCGTGTTGGCAAACGCCGTCTGGTTGCCGGGGTACAAATTCAGCGTGGCGCGGTCGTAGTCCACATAGTAGTAGTCCGCCACCCGCACGGTGTCTTCGTTCAGCCAGTTGCTGATGGACTGATCGCCAACGCCCAACGATTGCAGCGTCGTCACAGGCGCTGCGTTGGGGTACATCCGCTCGTACTCCTCGCGGGTCAGGTCTTGCGTGATGAAACAATACTTGGCATCCGCTCCGGTCGGGTCTTGGATCATTGGATCCATGTACACCGAGAAACTGTTCCGCACCCGACCAATCTTGATGTCCTGCTCAAACGTGTTGTCGTCGCAGTATTCGGTCAGCAGTCGGATGTAGCCCTCACCATACGCCACCTGATTTTCGCACGCCGTGTCATAAGCTACGTCAGCGTCGCTGATGTACTCAATGTGCCGGATCATGCCGTTGAAGATTTCGGCCACCTCAACGTCAGCGTTGTCGTCCACCGGAATGACCTTCGCCGCGGGCCGGTTCTGGCGCTGGTCGTTCGTGACCTGCTTAACGTGTTGAGGCAGCTTGTTGATCGTCAGGCACGGGCGTGCGTTGATCGTCTGCCCCTGCACCGCACCGCGAGTCGCCAAAACGTCAGCGGGCCATTGCCAATGATTGTCAGGCGATCCCGCGTAAAAGCGCAGATCGTCAATCTCATCCTCGCGGGATTCAGACAGCGCCGACATAGCCATATCCAACCGACTGCGTGCCGTTGACAGCAAGTCTTCGTTCCCGCTGGCTACAGCTTTCGCTGCAATGATCCCGTCGTCTTTCATCAAGACCCCATCCAAGATGTACTCACGCTGTTGCCGCCCTGCGCATTAACCCTGCGCATAGGTTCCTTGTATTCCCGATGCGCGACCGGGAACGCAAACGTCACGGCCAGCGCATCTGCTGCGTCGGGCGAGGCAAGGCCTCTCGATTTCATCTCTTTCTTACTCTCCAGAAAGATTGTACCCCGCGAGTCCGGTTTCATCATAGGCGATATGAGGTCAGTTTTCAAGAACTTGTCCTTGGGTATGCTGGCCGACTTCAGCCATTCACGCATTTCCCCCCACATCTGCGCCCTCATATTCCCGTACATGATCGGGTTTTTCGACTTGTTGCCGAAGTTGACGCCCTTGATCTTGTACCGCTGTTCCTTCAACCTGTCCACGATTCCAGCACCTAGCCCGCCTTCGTCGATGACAACCAAGGCTGGCTTGTACTCCTCGATTACGTCGATCACATGACCGACCACCGTCATGGTGTCGTCGCCTTTGTACCGCTTGATCGCCACGATGTCCCGGCCTTGCCGGATGGCGATGACCGTCGAGTCAGCGCCGAACCGCGCCGGATCGACGCCGACGATGATGGGCGCGCTCAGGTCTTTGTATTTCTCTCTTTGCATCGCTTCGTCCACCAGACTGCTGCCGATGAACTGATCGTCGCTTGCGTTAGGGAACGACCCGTACACCTCAACGTGCGCCTGGTACGAGTCCGACCCGTACTCAGCGATGATCTGCTCGTAGACCTGCTTGTCTGTACCCTCGACCGTGCGCGCGTCTACTTGCTTGCCGTGCCAAAAGTCCCGCTTGCTGTTGAACGCTTCGTAGAAGTACCCGCTGTTGCGCCGTGGGTTGCTGAACGCCAGCCAGAACCTGTTGGGCGTGTTCTCTGTAAAGAAACCGCCCGTCACCGACCAGATCGAGTCGTCAATACCTGACGCTTCGTCAAACACCACCATCACACCGTCGTAGTTGTGGACACCGGCGTAAGCGTCGGGATTCTCAGCCGACCACAGCCGACCCTCGACGCCCCAGTACCGCGTGCCCTTCTTCAAGTCACGCTCGACCAGTTCAGTCAACCATTTGGCTGGCATCAGCCTGGTGGCGCTGACCTCGAACCAATGGCTGTTGATCGACATCGCCAGCCACTTGGTGATTTCGGCCCATGTGACCGACCGCAACTGAGACTCTGAGTTTGCCGAGATGATGGTTGTCGAGCCGATCCGCGTGGACAACATCCAGATTGTCAACCAACTGACTAGGGCCGACTTGCCGATACCGCGCCCCGACGCCACCGCTAACCGCAAGGTATCGAAGTCAACCTTGCCGTTGTTTTGCTTGATGTGTTCGCGTAGGGCTGCGAGGACTTCTCTTTGCCACTTGCGCGGGCCGGTGAAGTGTTCCAGCGGCGTGCCTGCCTGACCCCAAGGGTAGGCGAACATCACAAACGCTAACGGGTCATTCGATAACGCGGGCGTCCACAACCTCGCCATTAAGGCTTGTTCGTCCGCCGCCGAGTAGATCGTCGTCTGCATAGTTGATTACTCGTTGTTGTGCTGCTTGAAGCGCGGCGGTGATCGAGATTGTCTGGTTGACTTCAATCTGTTGCTTGGCGACCCAATCGCACTTGTGCTTCAAGATTGTCTCGGCGGCTTTGGTATCGCCTGCCATTGCCGCTTTGTACAGCACTTCGGACAGTTCCATCTCGGCGTCCGCGCGGCCTTTCTGCGCGGCCAGATTAACCAGCGGGTCTAGTTGCGCGAGTTGATTGAACTCCTCCGGCAACAACCCTGCGGCTATCGCCAGCGAGTCGCCTTTCAACCCGCGTTTGGCAACAGCGTATATGCGCTCCAACCGCGCCTCTGTGGCCTGTACGCGCCGGGGTTCGTAAGGAAGTGATTGAAACATGGCTGCGACTATACCAAAAAAATAAAAATTGTCTGCGAACGCTCCGTAGCCGCTGGCCCTTTGCGGCGGCCCTACCCGGCCCCCCTCCCAGGCGGCGGGCCTCGCGGCGTGTGTCATGTGTGCCATGGGGCAGGCAGCAGGCAGCAGGCAGGCCGAGCGCGGCGTGTGTGTCATGTGTGCCATGCTGCGGGCGTGTGTCATGTGTGCCATGCCCACACAAGCCGGACACAATCCAACAATGCTCCGCGCTGCGCGCTTTGTGGGTCGTGTGGGTCAGGTGTGCCATCCAAAACAGCCCACCAAGTCGCGGCGGCGTCAAGCGCCCCGCTGATGCTCCGCAATATGTGGTTGATTTCATAAACTCAAAACACCATGACACACATGACACACCGCCTAGCGTAGAGCGTCAAAACAGGCAGCCCACGCCGTGCCATTCAACGACACACGCCGACCCACACTAAGGGTTTGTCCTAGTAGACTATGCATAAAACATTGCTTTACAGTCTAGCCATCCGATCAACGGATGACACACACGGAGCAACACATGACCAAGCAAAATCAAAAGCAACTCGACCGCGCATACGCGCAGGGATTCACCGCCTATCTGCGCGCGCTGGCGGTGATTCACCGCAGCAGCAGCACACGCACGCAGCGCGAGATTATGTCCATCATCGATGGCGGCGGCGAATTCGAGCCGAGCATGATGGCGTACTTTCAATGGCGCAACGGCGCGCTTATTCACCGGAGCGAAGCATGACTATTTCCTGCCGTGACCTCGACACTTTCATCAGCACCATCGCCGGATTGGTGCGCGAGGGTTTGACTTTCCACGCCGACGCCAGCACCTGCGAAATTCGCCTGCTGGGCGGGTATTAACTCAACGGAGAAACACACATGATCCCGAAAAGCCTTCACACAGTAACCGCGCTTCAAAATGTCGCGCGCCTTATCAACCCAAGCGCACCAGCGAGCGCCGTGCGCGCTGCTGCTGCGGCGCTCGGCTACGCCGACACGCCCGACGTGTACGGCCTCATTGAGCGCGCAATCAAAGGATTCAAATGAAACCAGAAATCACACAAAAAGGCGCGCTCTATTCTTGCGAGTGCAACACCTGCGGCGCGACGCTGTTCACGCATGAGCGGGCGATGTATGACCACAATGAGCGCCGCGATGCCATGGAAAACGGCACGCTTCGCTGCGATGAGTGCGCGCGCGGGCGCGCCGACGCCGACACATTCGGACGCCTCGCCGACGCACACGCGGCGCGACTGTCGATGGCGGGATACCTCGATTGCACCGACTGGATATACGGGAGCAGCCCCGACTGCCTGCGCGATCAACTCAACGAAATGTATGGTGAAGCATGAACAAAGCAGAACACACGCGCCGCGCGGCTCAGGTCGCCACACTCGCCCGCATGGGCTATTCGTACGAAGAAACGGAGCGGCTTGCAGCCATATCGCGCCGCTTGCGGCGATGGTATGAGCGCGAGTGCGGCGACGGGAGCGGGCACATTGAACGCGACGAAGCGACGGGTAAGCCGTACGGCGTGCGCTATTGTGAGCGTACCGGCGCGCGACGCCGTTGGCCGGTGCCTGACCAAGAGCGCGGCGCGCTGGCGCGCCTCGCCGCCATCGCGCGCCATCCGTACTATCTGCAAACCGACCCGCGCGGCGCGACGCTGTATTTGCTGCGCGAGGGCGACGTGCCAGCAGGCGAGCGCGCCGAATCTTATTACACACGCGGCGTGTGCGTTTACTAATTAAGGGGAAAACATGACAAACCAGAAACAAATTCGCGCCGAATTTTGGGCCGCTCATCCGCACCTCGCCGAACAAGCGCGCGAGGCGGGCATTTTGACCGCTCCGCAGAATTGCCATTGTGCGACGGTGCGTTGCGCGTTTGTGGACTATATCGACGCGCTGCACCGCGACGGGCGCATCAGCGACGCGCTCGCAGGGAGGGCGACGCTGTGAAGGACTGCATCGCCGCTGCTTTGATTGGCCTCATGCTCGCCGCGCTCGCGCTGGCGTATTTTGATGTTTTGGTTTTTTGAGGGGGACACATGAAAACAACAGATTTGCAAAATTTCATCCGCTCAGGCGGCTTTGCCTGGCCAGGCGGCTACCCGCTCGCGCTCTTGATGGCGGATGGCGAGGTCATTGATTCGCTTTCGGCGCGTCGGAATTACCGCCTCATTAGGCGCGCTCAGGCGCGCGATTGGACACCCGTGGAGGTGTTCGTTCATTGGGAGGGCGAGCCGCTCATCTGCGCCGAGAGCGGGCGCTCTATCGAGTCAGCGTATGGGGGTGAGTCATGCTAACTTTCGAAAATGGGCTCGACATTCGCACACGCCAACAGCCCGCGCCTACTGTCGCGCGGTTTCGCGTGCGCGCTGCGGAGTATCGGTTTGTCATCATTGGGACGGAATACGGGCATGTTCACACTAGCGGCGGCGATGTTCGCACATGGGCAACCTACAGCGGCGCGCGTCGCCATCTTTTGAAAAGGGGCGAATCATGCTGACACGCTGGAAAATGCCGGATCATTACGCGGGCGAGGTGTGGCCCGAGTATTTCGTTTTTCTTGGTCAGCATCGCGAGAGCGACGCGCTCACACGCTCAAATTTCACTTGCGCGCTGCGCGCCATAGGGGGCGAGGCGCAAGTGGTGCGCGAACGCCATTGGGCTGTTGGCTGGGTGGAATGGATTGCCATTCACCAAGACGACACCGAAACGCTCGCGCGGGCGTCGGCTATCGCCGAACGGCTCGCCGATTATCCCGTGTTGGATGAGGATCATTTCGGAGAGTTAGAGTATTCGGAAGCCTGCGATTATTGGGCATCGATGAGCGTGCGCGAGCGTGTGAGCATTGCACGCGCGCAGGGCGTGAGCATATTCGCCGCGAGGCGCGATTATTTACCGGAAGGGGTGGAACTGTGAAAAAAGCCATTCAGTTCATTTTTGACTTAGAGGAGCAGGGGCGCTTATTTCATTTTGATGATGACCCTGCCCAAGTGGTAAATTTCTTTACGGGCGCGCCCGTATTCAAGCCGGACGAATTACCCGAAATTCGCGCGGGCGTGGCGCATTGTTTCGCCACGCTGCAAGACCCTTTTTTCTTTTTGTGTCAGGCGACCATGGACATACACGACCGCACCGAATTAGTATTTTTTGAGCATGGAGGTTATGCCATCCACAATCCGACAATGAGCGAGTGCGGGCGCTTCGCCGTGTCGCCCGAGTATTACGGCTTTGCGCTTTACCATACGGGCGGCTCTAATACCGCATGGGAAAAGACGCTTACAGATGGCCGTTATCTGCTGTTGACTGACAGCGAGGGGGGCGCTGGCTCGACGCATGAGTTCAAGCAGGGCGACCCTATTATGTTGGGGCTGTATGAGGGCGAGGGCGAGCCTATCGCCTATTCCGAACTCACGGCGGGGGCACTATGAAACACATCGAAAACGCGCGCCGCGCGATTGAAATAATGACTGATCGCCGCGTGTCAATAATTATTGAAGACGAAAAGTATTCTTTGCTTGATGATGAGCGGTTTATTTTGGTTTGCGCGAAAACGCGCGAGCAGTTTATCGACAAATTAGAGGCGTTTGTTGACGGGTGTATGTTCATGGGGGCGCGCGATGAAAGTCAGGATTGAAAAGTGCGCCGTTGTTTTGGCGGCGGTGAACGGGAGCGCGCGCGAACACACCTACACCGCGCTCGACCTCAACATGGTCGCTGACCGCGCGGAAGCGCAGATGGCCGCGCTGGGTTTAACCCTCGCGCAGCGCGCGGGCGCTGTGGTGCATTGCGTGTCGGGCGGCAGCGCGCCGAACGCATACAAATTTAGCCGCTGGCTGACTCGCGCCACGCTGACTCGCACCCGCAGCGGCTGGTGGCTCACCGACGCGCGCCGCATCAGCGGCTGGGCAGGGTTTGAGGCGCTATACCTTACGCCTGGCCAGGATGTTGCCGCCGTCGCTCATCTGCGGAAGGGGTACAGATGTCAATGATCCTAGCGGCGATCATCGCCGCTATACTAGCCGTGCTATTACGTCTTTAAGCCCCGCTCACGCGGGGCTTTTTTTCGCCTCTACCATCGCGCGCAGTTCGGACTTCGCCGCGTCGGCCACGTCGGGGGCGCAGA